AACAGGAGTCCGACGACTTTGTGACGCTGGCGGGTGCGGAACTCCCGCCTGCCTATCAGATCACCCAGCAGTACGACACGTTCTGGATCGAAAGCTAGGAGACATAAAGCATGCCCGCCACTCCGCATGATGGTTCCGGTTCGACGTTCACGTTTGCAGGCGTGAACTACACCGTCACGAACATCACCTACACGATTGCGGACAACAACGCGACCGACAGCATCGACGTGTCGCACCTCGGGCAGTCGGCCGGTTCGACGGTTGCCACGCTGTCTCGCCCGCTCAAGGGCTCTGCGGGCGACACGGGCAAGGAAGTCACCATCGACTACCTCACCAACGCGGGAGCCACGCCGATTGCCCAGGGTGCCACCGGCACGCTGACGATCTCTGGCGGCATTACGCTCTCGGCCGGTGCTACCTGCAAGTCTTCCACCATCACGCTTGCCACGAACGACGCCAACAAGGGCTCGGCCTCGTTCCAGGTTGCCTAACCGCCAAGGGGGCTTCCCGTGGCGAGTTACAGCGCAGGCATCAGCGTGACGTGGAACGGCATCGCCTTCCAAGAGGTCACCGGGCTGTCGTGGTCATACGGCGGCGACTCCAAGGGGCGCAACGTCGCGTGGACCGACTCGCCAGGCTCCGTAACCGTGGAGTGCCTCGGCGCGGCGAACACCTCGACGGCGCTGTGGAACACCCGCGCCGAGGTGGTGATCTCTGGCGGCGGCCAATCCTTGACTGCGCAGGCAGTATGGGAGTCAGCGAGCGTGGCCAGCGAATTGAACGGGGTGACCCGCTACAGCGTCACGCTCAAACTTTCCTACTAGGTGAACCATGCCGCTGACCAGAGAACAGATCGACGCCGCAACCGATGCCAAGATCATCACCGTGGAGGCCCCCGAGCTCGGCGGCGACGGCAAGGTGTGCATCAGACTGATGAGCGTGGGCGACCGCGACTCCTACGAAATCAAACTGCTCGAGGGCGACGGCAAGGCGATCCCCGACTTTCGCTCTGAGCTCCTGAGCCGCACGCTTTGCGACGCCGCTGGCAACCTGCTCTATCCCGGCGACCAAGGCGTGGCTGCCCTGAAGTCTCGCAGCGCCGACGTGATGCACCGCCTGTGGCATGCGGCCCTGAAGCACAACGCCCTGACCGAGGAGGAAATCAAAAAGCTCGCGGGGGAATGAACGCCAGGCCGACCTTGCAATTCAAGTTCGCCCTGGCGTCTCACCTCAAGAAAACCATCGAAGAGATCGACGCGATGGACTCGCGCGAGTTCTCGCAGTGGATCGCCTACACGCGATGGTTTCGCCCGCTCGACAATCCTTGGCACCAGACCGGCATGATGGTTTCGGCCGTGCTCGCACCGTACTCCAAGCAAACCCCCGACCCCGAAGCGTTCATCCCAATCGAAGACCGAGCCCCTAAGCATCCCTCACAGATCCGCGACACGATCCGCCGGATGGCGGAAGACCTCAAGAAGCTTGAGCAGTAATGGCAACCATCGGCCTTGGCTTTCAACTCTCGGCATCGGCCACGCAGATGTCGGCTGGCATCAATGCCGGGGTGGTCGAGTTACAGAAGTTGGGCTACGCCGCCAAGAAGACGCAGCAGGACGTTTCGACGCTCAAGACGATTGAGTTGTCGAGAGCGTTCATCGCCACGGTGCGGACGGCGGCCGGGGCGTTTCAGCAGTTCATCGGTGGCACGGCGGGTGCCGTTGCCAGCATCGACGATCTCTCAAAGCGTACCGGCATTTCGGCCGACATCATCCAAGGCTATTCGCTGGCGGCGAATCAGTCCGGTGTTTCGCTGGAGACGTTCGGCAAGGCGGTGCAGAAACTCACCGTGAACCTGGGCGAAGCCCAGACGGGCAATGCCACGGCGATCAAGTCTTTCGCGGAACTCGGCCTGTCGATCACGGACCTGTCGCAGTTGCGGCCCGAGCAGGCTTTCGATGCGGTCGTGGCTGCAATCAGCAAACTACCCAACCCGGCGCAGCAGGCGGCGGCGGCTGTCGGCCTGTTCGGCAAGAGCGGCGTGGAGCTCGTGCCCATCTTTCAAGAGGGTGCTGGCTACCTTCAGCAGATGACGGCCGAGGCGCGGCGGCTCGGGATCGTGCTCAGCCCCCAGCAGACCGCAGGCATTGCCTCGCTGGACGATTCGCTCCAGAAGACGCAACTCACGCTCCAAGCGTTCTCGGCTCGCGTGCTGGCCGAGCTGGCTCCTTCGCTCACGAAGGCGGCCGAGGATGCCGCCACGTTCATCGCGGCCATCGACGTGAGGCAGGTGGCATCGGCCGTCACGGCGGTGATCTCCGACTTGGCGGCTGCGTTCAAGCTGGTCTCGGCGGCGGCCCTGCCGCTGGCTGGCAACCTCCTCCCGGCCATCGGCGGCTACTTGGCTTTTATCAACCGGCAGGTGCTTACGGCGGGGATCGCCAGCCTGGCCAACTTCTTTGCAGCGGCAACCGCCTCGGCGTTTGGCTATTCGGCTGCGGCGGGCACGGCGGCAACGGCCACCGTGGCCCTCGGCGTGTCGATCCGCTCGGCGCTCGCCAGCACGGGCATCGGCGTGCTCGTGGTGGGCTTCGGGCTGTTGGCTGGGGCCGCGCTGGAGTGGGCGTTGGCCAGCAAGCAGGCCGGGGCGGAAGTGACGATTGCCGTCGAAGATCCGCAGGAAGCGATCAAGAAATACCAAGAGCAGGTGCGGGCGGCGACGGCGAGCACGCAGGAATTTGGCCAGCGGGCGAAGGATGCCCTGAAGGTGCCGGACCTTAACGTGACCGAGTTCGCCCAGAACTCGCTTTCGCAGGCAGAGTCGGCAATCAAGCAACTGGCTCAAGAACTAGGCGGGCTCGGGCAGGTTCCCGTCGAGGTGCTCCAGCAGTTCAACCGACTGACCGAGTTGGCCCGAAACGCCAACGCGGAGACGATCTACCAGAAGTATGCGATTGAACAGGTAGACCGCGCGGCCCGTACCTTCAGCGACACGCTGCGGCAGCAGGCAGACGCGAGGCGGGCCGACGCGGATGCGGCCAGGGCCGCCGCCGACGCTGCCGCTCGCGCCGCCCAAGAGGCCCGGCGGCGAGTGGCCGACTTGGCGAACGCCGGGCTCACCGACGCCGAGACGAGCCGCCTGCAACTCAGCCGGGACTTGCTGGCAATCGGCCAGGAACTGCGGGCAGCAGAGGAGGCGCTGGGCGAGGCGAAGCGAACGAACGACGCCAGGAGCATTGCCGACGCCAAAGAGCGGCTGCGGCTCGCTGGCGAAGCCACGAAGCAGGCGAAGGCCCAGGACCGCGAGCGGCAGCTGCAAGCCCTCGGCGTGGATGCGAACATCCTGAAGCCAGCCACGTCCATTGCCGACCAGTTCAAGTCGGTGCGCGAGGCTTTCAACAATCGGCTGATCGACGGCGGCGAGGCCCGCAACGCCCTGCGCAATCTGGCTGCCGAGGGCATCTCAATCCGCAAAGAGATCGCCGCCGAGTTGGCCCGGCCATCTGCGAACGCCTTGCAGGTGTCAGACATCCGCACGCAGGAAGGCGCTTCCCAGATGATCGCGATGGCCACCGGCCGCCAAGACCCGGCCCTCGAGCAGCGGCGTGCCCAGTTGGCGAAGCTCGAAGAGATCCGCAAGGCGATCGCCGCCACCGGGGCAAGCCCCGTAGAAATCCTGGGGGCGTAATGGCCGTTCTCTCTTACCGCGAAATCCTGCCGCGCACGTTCTCGCACAAGTTCGGCGAAAGCCCCACGGCCGAGATCAAGTACGCCCTCACGCTCGACGGCCCGACGAACACGCAGGACATCCTCGGGGCAATAGGCATCTTTCACGGGACCGCCCACCCAGAGTATGCGTACCTGCTCTGCCACAACGGGCAGGTCACGGAGACCGACCGCTTTCACGCGGAAGCAACGTACAGCTACGAGACGCCCGCCTCGGGCACATCCAACTACAACGCAAGCCCGCTCTCGCGTGCTGATGTTTGGTCGGTCTCTACGAGCGGCCTGTCGGTGCCGACGTTCCGCTACTACGACGGCAGCGGAAACGGCACGATCAAGCCGCTCATCAACACGGCTGGCGACATCATCGAAGGGGCGCAAGCCATCGAGGGCGAGTTGCGCGTCTCGGTCTCGGGCAACCGTGCCTCCTTCCCAATGGCCACGGCGATTGCCGTGACGGGCTGTGTGAACTCCGACAGCTACGCCGGTGCGTCTGCCCACCAATGGTTATGCAACGGCATCAGTGCCCAGCAGACCACCGAGGTGGTGAACGGCCTACAGGTCACCTATTGGCAGGTGACGGCCGAACTTTCCTACAAGCCGAGCGGGTACAAGCTCTACCTGCCTAACGTCGGATGGAACTACACCAGCAGCGGCCAGAAGAAGCGGTGCTACGTCTTTTCAGAGGAGGGCGAAAAGATTCCGTCCGCGTCAGTCATGGCGCTGAACTCAGACGGCAGCATCAACTTCAACAGCGACTTCACCGGCTCCGGTGCCCCCACCATTCTTGAGCGCCGCGTGAACCGCGAGGTGGCCTTCGCGGGCTACTTCGGCACGCCGCCGACATCCTGACGGGGAGCCGCGATGTCACGCAAGCCAGACGGCAAACCGGCGAAGACTGAGCGAGTGACGTTCACGCGCCCCGCTGCGGAGCGGATCGCCAAGGTGGTGCGAACCGTTGAGGCTGGCGACCGCGACCAGCCGGGGATCACGTTCGGCTCGGCAATGGTCGCCCCCCGGACCTTCCGCATGGCCACCTTCACCGGCGCGTGGTCGATCAACGGCACGAAGACGGTCACGCTGCGCGGCTCGACGGCAACGCTGTCGGCGGTGAATCTGTTCTTGAATCTCCCCGACAACGGGCAACGCAATTGTGCGGTGGCTAAAGACGGCACGGCGTGGAACCTCATTCAGTGGCAGTGGAACGAGGCCGACGTGATGACCGGGGCCAGCCTCGGCACCGCTCATCTTGAGTTCACCAGGGTCAAGAGCGTCTCGCTCGCCACGGCCACGACGGTGCGAA